CTAGCCTTTTTAAAATCAGATTCAGTTAAGCAACTTGTAGTTGATCTACTTTCTGCTTATGTAAAAAGAACTGATAATAAGTTAGACGATAAAGCACTTGAAATTGTAAAAGAAAAACTATTTAGTTAAATGGCTAAAGCCACAGAAGAACAATTTAATGAACTCCACAATCTTGTAACTACTGAATTCCTTAAAAGGGTTAAGAGTGGAACTGCTACCACACAAGATTTAAAAGCAGCCTGTGACTGGCTAAAAACTAATGACGTTAGTGGAGTTGCGTATCAAGGCAATCCTTTAGATCAATTAAATAAGATTATGCCTAAAGTAAGTTCTGAACTTGTACAACGGAGGATGTATGGCACGAAAGTTCGTAGCTAATCCTGGTCGTACAGCGCGGTTCTACCGTTCTAATCCTGAAGCTAGAGCAAAGCATTCAAGGGATGAGACACGGCGTAACGATACACCAGCTAAAAAGAAATATAGAGCTGAACTACAGCGCCGTCGTAGAGCTCTCAAGATAGACGGTAAAGGAGCAAGTACTGGTGATATAAGTCATCCTAGTATGAAGGTCGAATCAACAAAAGCCAACCGCGCTAGAGGCGGAGCACAACGTAAGTAATTATGGCCAACAAATTTACAGATAACAAAGGTATCAGTCGCCTT